TTTTTCCTCGTGTGGAGGATGCTGAGATCGGACGGGTGGGATCAGAGCAACATAACGAATGCGTTGCGACTGCTCTCCCATGTAGCCATGCATCCGGAGGATTTTGTCCACATGTACTATGTGTCGAAATCAGCGGGGGGTAGTGGACTGCTGGTGTCGAGGCGGGCCTTCCCGTACCTCGGCCAGGATGAGTTGTCCGAGGTCGTGGCCACACGGCCGACTGCGAGGGAAAGAGTATGAACAGAAGGAACTTTGTCACTGGGTTACTCAGTGTCCCGGTGATATGCTTGGGTGTATCAAAAGCGAGTTCTGATATACCGGAGCAGATCACGAAGGGTATACCCTCCGAACCGGCCGCCCAAACGAAGGCTGCACCCAATGTCTGATGAAAAACTGACAGGGATGCCCGGGGTTGGTCGCCCGGTAGGATTTATCGGGGGGCCTAATGCGGGGCAGGCTCGTATGATCCCGGAGGGTGCCGGCGACGTCGTCAAGGGCGAGAACGGGTACACGTATCGCATCTGGCCGTTCAGGGCAAGCGTCGGCAAGAACGTGATGTACTTGGCGTTTGAGGATGGTCGGGATCCACTCGAAATGATGCTCGTCATGTGGGGGGAGTATTCTGTGTCGGCGCAGATACGCGGCGGCGACCACGGCTTCATGAAGCGCATGGGTAAGGACATCGATAGCCGTACATGAGTAAGCGCGGCGTCGGCATCCCGAAGGAGAAGCGGGCGCTCCAGCCTCCGCCTAACCTTCGGGAGAAGTCCCGGCACAATAACTATGGCGTTTGCGTGACCTGTGGGAAGCGCAAACGCCTTACGAGGTTCCACAAGAATGGCACAGGACAAAAATACAAAGCAGCAGATCCTCGCCGGTATAAGCCTTCGTGCGCTGAGTGCGTCCGGGCGCGAACAGCCGACCCCAACGCCCCCGGATTTGATCCCACCGCGAAGCCGATCGGACGACCCCGCGTCCACAAAGACCAAGCCCAGCAAAAACGAAGACTCCGTCGCCGCACGCGTATCGCGTGTCTTAAGTACGTGGCTGAGAAGGGTTGCGCGGTCTGTGGGGAGCGGGACCCGCGGGTGTTGGAATTTGATCACATCGACCCCGCCACCAAAACCACCACCATTGCACAGCTTATTTCCCGGGGGTACTCATGGGCCTCTGAACAGTTACGGCAGGAGATTCGGAAATGTCGTATACTCTGTGCCAACTGTCATAGAGTCCATACGGCTGAGCAACAAGACTATTACTCCCACCCCCACGTTAAAAATGCCCTGCGAGAAATACACGCTGAGCATGGAATCGATGAGTAACGACTTCGAGAAGATGCGTGCGGGCCTCAACAACGGCACCTTGGATCTGACCAAGGTCTCGGTGGCTGAATGGATGTACTGCAGTATGATGGCCATGTTCGCGGATACGGACAGCGTGGAAATAAACCAAGAAATAGTGTATCAGGGTAACTACTTCCGGATGCATGCGTGCATCGATGGCGTTACCCCAAGCTATCCAATGAAAGTTGTAGAGAGGCAAGTATGACCAACCAATTATCCGAAGACCCAACCCTGAACCAAGTGTTCGAGTTCATCGACCTGTCTGGCGGACCGGTGCAGGTAATGCCGGTGACGATCGCACAGGATCCCGACGATACCCGGCTGGCTGTGTTCATCCGCGGGGAGCATGAGACCGCGTCGATCATCATGGCGAAATTGATGGGTGAGATCCAGGATCTGCATGACATGCAGCAGCAGCAAGAAGCTGAGCCTGAAATTGTCACCTAAACTCACGACCAAAGAGAAGCTGTTCGTCGACGCGCGGCTGGCCGGCATGTCGCAGGCTGCCGCGCATCACGCAGCCGGCTACGGCGACACTAATAATGTGTATGAGATCGAGAAGCGCGAGCACGTACAGAAAGAACTCGTGCGGCGCATGGAGAAGACTGCTGAGGAGGTTGACTTCGGGCGCAAGGAGGCGCACGAAATGCTGATGCAGGCATACACTAACGCCGACACTGCCATGGAGCAGATTGCGGCGGTACGGGAAATGATAAAACTGCACGGTATCGCCGTACCGCAGAAGATCGAACACGACCACCAGCACACTCACGAGCTGTCATTGGACCGCATGCCGTTGAAACAGCTGATGGAACTCGCTAATATGGAGGGTCTGACGCTCGATGGCGAGTGTACCGTCGTCGAGGCCACTGAATTGATCGGGCCTCCTGCCCCCGAGGAGTAAATGGACGACTCTCCGTATAAAAAGTGCAATGCGTGCGGCAAAAACACATTGCGCTTCATTGACACGGGCGACTGTGTTCCCTGCGCTGACCGCGAGGGCAAGGAGTTGATGGCCAATACGAAAGCGGCCAAGAAAAAGCGGAAAAAACTCAAAACCTGGGAAAAAGGTGCCAAAACACGGAAGAAAAACGCACCGATAATCGCAGAAAATCGGCAAATATCCCGATCACGGAAGGCCCAACAAGAAGTTTACAAGCGCGAGCTCGCCAAAAGGCATTTGCTCGCGTTTGTTCTGCGTTACGAGCCGAATTACCTCGCCGGGTGGGTCCACAAGAGGATCTGCGAAGAGCTGATGGCGTTTTCGGAGGCCGTTTGTCGGGAAGAGTCGCCGCGGTTGATGATTACCATGCCGCCGCGGCACGGCAAGAGCATGCTGGCGTCGCAGTACTGGCCGGCATGGCATCTGGGCAACCACCCGGAGCACGAATTCATCAATACCTCGTATGCGCAGTCCCTGCAGATGGATTTCTCGCGCAAAATCCAAGAATTGGTCAGGTCCCCTGACTATCACTTGCTGTTCGGCCAGCTCGGTATCACCAAGAAGAACGAAGCGGTTGAGCGGTGGAGTTTATTTGACTATGAGAAAGAAAAACGAACGGGCGGCGGTGTCCTTGCGGCTGGCGTCGGTGGACCGATTACGGGACGTGGCGCGCATATATTCCTTATCGATGACCCTGTCAAGAATAGAGACGAGGCTGAGTCTTCGACCATCCGAGAGACTGCAAAGTCTTGGTATTCTTCAACCGCATACACTCGTCTAGCGCCCGGCGCCGGCATCATCATCATCCAGACACGCTGGCACGATGATGACCTCTCCGGCTGGCTTCTCAGTGAGATGCGTGAAGCTGAGAAAGAGATGCGAGATGACCCCGACCATGAATGGCCGGAAGATGCTGACCGCTGGAAGGTCATTGACTTCCCCGCGATCGCGACTCAGAACGAAGATTACCGGTTCAAGGGCGAGGCGCTTCACGAAGATCGGTATACGCTGAAAGCGCTGCGGAAGATAAAACGCGCGCTGGCACCTCGGGATTGGGCAGCCCTCTACCAGCAGAACCCCCAAGTCGAGGAAGGCGCGTACTTTCAGAAGAAGTACTTCCGAATGTACAAGACTGCGCCGAAGTTCCTCGATATTTATTGCGCCGGCGATCTCGCGATCTCCAAGAAAGAGCACGCTGATTGGTCTGTGTTCATTGTGGCGGGGTTGGCTGAGGACGGCAACATCTACATGCTTGAGGAGTATCGCGGTCGCTGGGACTCGGCTGAAATCATCAATGTCATGTTCGAGATCCACCGAGAGTGGCATCCGCGAGAATTTGGCTTGGAAAAAGGGCAGATATCGCTTACTATTGACAAGTTCCTTGAGTCGCGTATGGAAGAAGAGGAGATCCATGATCTTTTCGTTGATGAACTTCCGCCCGGCAAACAAGACAAGGAGTTGCGTGCGCGTGTCATCCAGGGTTTGATGGCGCACCAGAAAGTGTTCTGGCCAGTAGGAGCCCTGTGGGTAGACGACTACATGAATGAAATGTTGCGTTTCCCGACCGGTGTAAAAGACGACCGTGTGGACGCCGCCGCATGGGTAGGAAAAATGATAGCCGGTAAGGTCTATGTCGGGGAGGGGAGACCCAAGAAGCCCGACAAGAGTTGGAGAAAGAAACTCGCTGGTTACGTTTCTGGTAACAAGAGCACCAACAACGCGATGGCGGCATAAGTTATGGCAAAAGAAATGAATGTGTTCGGCGGCGATGCCGAAATCACAATCCCTGTGGGCAACGTACCAGTGCAAGCGTCGGGAGACGATGCAATCGTTGAGAAGCAGTGGACTATGTACACTCGGGCACGCGATGCCGGGCACTTGGACTGGGTAGAGGAGGCTCGTAAGTTTGACGACTACTACTTCGGCGAGCAGTGGGACGAGAACGTAAAGAACACACTCGACGCGCAGAAGCGCCCGGCGCACACGATCAACATGATCCTGTCTACTGTCAATGCAGTTGTCGGCGAGTACATCAAATCCAGACAAGACATTTCATTCCAGCCTATGGGCAAGGGCGCGAGTCAAGAGACAGCGAAGTCGCTGCGATTTTTGTTCAAGCAAATTGCCACCAACAACAAATCCGAACAGAAAGAAAAGCAGATGTTCATGGACGGTCTCATTCAAGACCGCGGGTACGTCTACTACTACTTGGACTTCAGCGACAACATCCAAGGTGAGGTCCGCGAAGAGATCGTCGACCCGACTGATATCATTCTTGATCCCGGCGCGAAAGAGTATGACCCGCGCACGTGGTCTGAGGTTTATGTTTCCCGGTGGATGACGCCCGACGAAATCGGCGCCCTCTACGGACCGGAGTTCCGAGACAAGGTCGACCTAGCAGCCGGCAACGGTACATTCGGCCATGACTCTCTCGAGTGGGAAGCACCGAATTTCGGCGGCACACATTATGACTCCGAGGTTTATTTCCAAGCGCCTGAGCCTGAGATCAAGAAGGTTAAGCGCATCCGTGTCATCGAGCGCCAGTACAGAACGCTCACGCGCACCGCTTTCTTTGTCGATGCGCCGACCGGTGATATGCGCCGTGTACCCGAAGGTTGGGAGAAAGAACGCAGTATGCAGTTTGCTGCGCAGAACGACCTCCTGATCATCTGGAAGCCGGAACGTCGCATCCGCGTAACGATCACGGCGGACAAGGTTCTGCTGCACGACGGGTGGAGCCTGTTTAACCAGATCTCCGTCATACCGTTCTTCCCATACTTCCGCCGCGGCCGGCCGTTCGGCCTCGTGCGTAACCTGCTTTCTCCGCAGGACATGCTTAACAAAGTCACTTCGCAAGAACTGCACGTAGTCAACACGACTGCGAACTCCGGCTGGATCTTCCAAGCCGGGTCACTGATTAACATGGATCGTGATGACTTAGTCACTCAGGGCTCAAAAACTGGGCTCGTGCTCGAAGTTGCCAAGGGCGCAGAAATGCCCATCAAGATCCAGCCGAACCAGATTCCTACGGGATTGTCTGAAATCGGTAGCAAGGCTGGCGTGTACTTCGGTGAGATTTCCGGGGTCAACAAGGCGCAGCTTGGATCTGAACGCTCGGATTCGTCCAAGGCGCTCAATGACCGCAAGCAGGGCGGCTTGGCCCAACAAGAGATCATTTTCGACAATCTCGACTATACGCGCGAGCTTCGTGCCGAGATCATGCTCGAGATTGTGCAGAACTACTACACCGAGACGCGGCTGCTACAAGTCTTCGAGAAGAACGAAGACGGTGACGACGTCCAGCGAGAGATCGCTATCAATGAGCCGGTAGAGCAGATCGACCCGGACACGCAGGAAGCGATCGAAACGATCAAGAACGACCTGACGCTCGGCGAATATTCGATTGTCATTACGTCGATCGCGCGTCGCGAGACGTACGAGGAGTCTCTGTTCGACCAGATGATGCAGCTGCGAGAAGTTGGGGTGCAGATCCCGGATTACGCATTGGTTGCTGTCAGCTCGCACCCGGAGAAGGAGGAACTGGTCGAGGTTATCAAGCAGATCCAAGGCATGGCTGCACCGACCGAGGAAGAGATCGAGCGAGCGCAAGCGTTGCAGGAGCTGGAATTACGTATGCTCACAGCAGAAGTTGTAGACAAGGAAGCTTCTGCCATGGAGCGGCAGGCCAACGCCCAGAAATTGCAAGCGCAGGCGCAAGAGTCGGTCGCCAAACCGCAGATCGATCAGCTTCGCATCGGTACGGAAGCCCGGGTCGAGATGGAGAAGATGGGCGCTGCTTATCAGCAGAACCAAGACGATTTGATGACAAGAATTCGCATTGCTCAAGGAAAAGAGAGTACAATGACGACGATTGCGCAGATCGAGTCCATGACTACCCGGAATGCTACGGGTATCAAGGGCAGAGTCGATTTGCAGAAAGCCTTGCTCAAGCTTCAAGAGAGCAAGACCCAGGATAGCTCTACTGGAAAAAAGAGCGATAAAAAATCCGCCGCGAAGAAGGCGTAAAACTGAGGAACTGTAATGGGAAAGAAAAACGACCCGGATCTTGCTCCGGATGCAGCACTTGCCACTGATTTAGGTGACGAGGAAGACCGCAAAGCTCAACAGCTTGAGTACTTCGGCGGCGAGAAAGACGATATCGACGATTTCGACTCGACCGGGCTTGATGACGGCAGCGACCCGGATTACGTCGCACCTGATCTGAAAGACGAAGATACCCAAGATGGGGATGAAGATACCCAAGATGGGGATGAAGGCGATGAAGACGAAAAGACGGTGGACGACAAAGATGATTCCGACGCATCTGATGCCGACGACGCCAAAGAAGCCGACGACGCCGAAGCCGACGACGCCGAAGCCGACGAGGATGAGTCTGAGGATGACCCAGATCCGGAACCAAAGGTTAAGGGAATCCCAAAACGAAGATTCGACGAAGTAAACGAGCGCCGCAAGGCTGCCGAAGAAGAGCGCGACGCGCTACTGGCGGAGAAAAGGGCTGGTGAAGAGGCTGAGGACGAGCAGTATGACTTCGACGCGGCCGAAACCGAGTACATGGATCTCCTGCTCGATGGCAAGACTGCTGAGGCGCTAACCAAGCGGAAAGAGATCCGCGCGGCGGAGAAAGCTGATTTTCAGTTCGAGACGAAGTCCGAGGTCCACTCGGAGACTCAGCAGCGGGAAACTCTGCAAGAGCTGAACTCCCTGTCCGTGGAAGCGGAGGCGATGTTCCCCGTGTTCGATCGCGAAAGTGATGACTTCGACGCGGATATCACCAACAAGGTGATGGTCTACTACCGCGGCTACGTACAGTCTGGTGAGGAGTCGCACGGCGATGCGTTCGTGCAGGCCATTGCTGACGTCGTCGAACAGTATGGTCTGGAAGAGGCTGGTGCGGTCGAGGATGATCCGGAGCCGAAGCCGCTACCGAAGAAGAAAGACACGGCCAAGAAGCTCGAGGATGCGAAGAAGGCGCACAAGCCGGTCGTTGGCGAGGGCCTGTCGTCTGATGCCGCCGGCGCGGTGGTTCCAGACATCGAGAACATGACCGACGAAGAGCTGGATGCTCTGCCAGAGAAGACGCTGGCACGGCTCCGCGGCGATTTCATCGACTAGAAATAAAAAGGCCCGGGGTGTTGACACTTCGGGCCTTTTTCACGATAATCTAGCTTCGTCCGTTTGCCAGGACGTTAATCCGAGCGCAGGAGTCGACCTCCAAAAAAGCGGAACACGTCGCCCGACGGTAAAGTAAGGCAAAACCCGCGCAATAATGCGCTACTTTTTTGTTTCGTTTTAATCTTTGGAGAGTCAACTTATGACTGTTACAAACTTTAATGCGCTGACTGACGAGCAAAAGACCGTTTGGTCCCGCCAAGTTTGGAAAGCTGCACGCAACTATGCGTTCACGACCAAATTTACGGGCTCCGGTCCCAACGCTATGATCCAGCGTATCACGGAACTCACGAAGAGCGAAAAGGGTACACGTGCTGTAATCACTCTGGTCGCCGATCTTGAAGAAGACGGCGTCGGCGGCGATAACCAGTTGGAAGGCAACGAAGAAGAGATCAAGGCTTACGACCAAGTAATCCAGATCGACCAACTTCGTCAGGCTAACCGGCATAAAGGTAAACTCGCCGATCAGAAATCAGTCGTGACATTCCGTTCGAACTCGCGTGATGTTCTCGCATACTGGCTGGCAGATCGAATCGATCAGCTTGCCTTCTTGACGTTGTCTGGTGTCGCATATACCGCAACGAACCGTGGTGGAACTCGTAGCTCGTCTACGTTTGCCGGCCTCGACTTCGCTGACGATGTATCGCTTCCTACGACCAACCGTCACCGCCGTTGGGATGCTACTTCTGGTCTCGTCGCTGGTGTAGGTCAGACTGGTAGTGTTGCTGCCGCTGACACGCCTTCGTGGGCAATGTTGGTTGAGCTGAAAGCCTTCGCTAAGGAAAACTACGTTCGTGGAATTAAGGGTCCGGGTGGCCAAGAGTTCTACCATGTTTTCCAGACGCCGGCCGGTATGGCTAAGCTTCGTCAGGATCCTGACTACCTGGCTAATGTACGGAACGCTGGCGTTCGTGGCGGAAGCAACGAATTGTTCAAGGGTACCGATACGGTCATGGTTGATGGCCTCATGATTCACGAATATCGTCACGTCTACAACACGAAGGGTGCAGATTCTGGCTCTAAGTGGGGTGCAGGCCTGGCGATTGATGGACAGCGTATGCTGTTTGCCGGTGCGCAAGCGCTTGGCATGGCAGACATCGGTGCTCCGGAGTGGGTCGAGAAGGGCTTCGACTACGACAACCAGCAAGGTATCAGCATCGGCAAGATGTTCGGTTTCTTGAAACCGGTTTTCCGTTCACAGATCGCTGAGCAAGACGAAGACTTCGGTGTTATCGTCTGCGATACAGCGGTTTAAGGGGAGGATGATATGACTATTTCAGTACCTGATACTCGCCAATATCCGCTGGTAGCTTACGTTGCATTTGCTGTCGGTGATCTTGTCTCGGCTGCTGCGTCCAAACTGTTTGAGCTCCCTCTCGGAGCCATCATAACGGCTGGGCAATACAACCTTGACGCTGCGTTTGATTCTGGAACGTCAGATGTCGTCATCATTGGTGACGTGACTACTGCCGATCGGTACTTCACCGATGCAAACGCGAAAGACGCTGTTGCAGCAGGCTCGCAGTGGGTAGCCACCGGCTACGCGGCTGTCGCGGCTGACACTCCAGTCAATATCACTTGGACCGGCGCTGGCACAGCTGCCACGGTTGGTTCTGGTCGAATAATTGCGGAGTACATCGTTCCGACTCGCGCGCAAGAGAACTACGAGTAAACCTGCTACCTGTAGGTCCACAACCCTCCCGGCTCCGGCCGGGAGGGCTTTTAGCTGACAAAAACAAGAGGACACTCTCATGCCCATGATGAAATCCCAGTATGACCAAATCCTGAGTACGCCCGACGGCCGATACTCCATCACTGTTAAAGCTGATGTGCCTGTGTTGATCCCGCCCGTGGCAGAAAGGTACGCCAAGTCGCAGCAGATGGAAGTTGTTGGCGACGCACCGCCCACACCGGCTGTAGAAGCCCCCGCAGAAACGACGGATAATGAAGACGAAGACGAATTCAGCGTTACCTTGGATCAGGCTATTTTGCGCCTGCTCACACGTAACGAAGAAAGCGACTTCAAAAATGACGGCACGCCAAAGGTCAATTCTGTAGTTGAAGAAATTGGTCCGGACGTGCGCCGCCCGACAGCAACCGAGGTCTCTGACTCTTATCAGCGATTGCAGGAGAATATAGACCTCGCGGAGTAGAGAATGGCCACGGTTCAGACACTGATCACTGAGGTTCGGCGAATAATCCATGACAGCGTAGCCACGTATCGTTGGGCTGACGCAGAGCTCATTGACTATTGCAACGCCGGCATCCGCCAGACAGTTGTTCTGGTGCCAGAAGCCAACTCTGTTCAGAGCATACACGACTCGGGCGCAGTGCTCGTGTCGCGCCAAGAGCTACCGTCGGGGGGCATCAAGTTTATCAAGGCTGCCAGGAATTACGCTGATGATGGCACTACGCCACAAGGCGTAATCCGGCACGCCGAGAAAGACGCTCTTGACACGTATGCGCCCGGATGGGAGTACGACGCCACTGCGAAAGCAGACGGGGCGAATTTCTTCGAGCACTATTGCCACGACCCGGTTGAGCCGAAGGTTTTCTATCTTTACCCGGCACCCGCAGCTATCAACAAGATGTTGGCGATCGTCTACAGCGCAGTACCTACGGCGCACACAGTCGTAGGCGACACATTTGGGTTGGCTGACGAATACATTAACGCGGTCATTCAGTATATGACATACCGGGCTCTGACTAAGGAAGCGCGTCACACGATTCCAACGCAGTACCGGCAGGAATTGTGGGATAATTACCTCACTGCGCTCGGCTTGCAACGTCGCGCGATTAAGGAAGTGAGTCCTGAAGCCGTCACTCCGCCTGAGGAAGGATAATGACTGTCGCACTGTCAACACTGGAGCCGTCGCTGCGCATTGAGCTGCCCGGGATCCTCGAGCCGGTTCTCAATGATGCTATCGTGCGCGTGGTTCGCCAGTTCTTCTGGCGCTCCGAAGCGTGGAAATACACCGCGGACAACGGGCTCGATTACACGATCAACCAAGCCTATTTCACTGCGCCTGTGGCCGGCACGGATATTCCCGCCGATACGCTCGTCAAGCGCGTTGACACGGTCAAGTACAATTCAGACGGCTCCTCATGGGATAAGGAGCTCGCATTCAAAACCAAGGACGAGCTCGATCGCGAAAACGCTGATTGGGAAACGGAGACAGGGACGTCTCCCTCTTACTGGACGATCAACGGTAACGGCGTAGCACGACCAGTGCCGATTGCCTCTGCCACGGTGACTGACGGAGTTTTGCTCCGCGTCGTCATTGTGCCAGACCCGAGTCTCCTAGTACTCCCGGACTTCTTGTTCTATGAGTTTGAAGAGGTATTCAAGGCCGGTGTGCTCGGGCAGCTGATGAAGCAGCCCGGGAAAGACTGGACCGACATAAAGATGTCTGTGTTCTACACAGCGATGTTCGATGATGGCATCAAAAATGCCAAGTCGCGTGCGGAAGCTAGTTTCGGTCAACCCAAGGACACGATGGCGTATGGCGGACTTTAAGGTTGCAGAATTCAAAGGCATTCGCCCCGGACGGTCAGCACTAAAACTCCCGCAGGGTGAGGCACAGACAGCGGAGAACGCGCAGCTCGGGTCAGGCGACCTTGAGCCGTGGGACGACGTAGGTACTGCCGTTGCTCTAAAAAACCTCTATTACAACCGGACTATCCATAAGTTTGACAACGGCGGCAGCCCGTTATGGTTCGAATGGAACTCCTATGTCGACGTAGCACGTGGCTCTGTTAAGGGTGACGAGCTCGAGCGCACGTATTACACCGGTGATGGCCGGCCTAAGATGACGTACACGACAATCGCTAACACGGGATCTGGGCCATACCCGGCTACGTATCGTCGGTTGGGAGTCCCGGCCCCGCTCGTTCAGCCGACCGTGTTCGGTACGGCATTGCCGGAGTCACTCGATTCGTCCCTGCGGAGAGCTATCTCCGGGACGCTGAAGACGAAGAAGCTCGAGATCGTTTTTGCGAACTTCGCTACGTATCCTGGTACTGGTAGTCCGACTGCGGAATGGACGACGACAGCTGGGGGGCAGATAGCGTTCGACTTACAGATCGGCGACGCAGCTAGGGTCATCGAGGTTATTGACGAAGATACTGTCAAGCTCGGGTCAGCTACAGGTACCGGGGCGTTCGCTGCTACGGCTGCGAATGATACCTCTGACACAGATTTCTACAACGCCGGTCTCGATAACACTGGCTCTACCCGGGTAACAGATTTCATCGGGTGGCGTATCCCTGATGGGCTGGAAGCGACGATCACTGGTCATCTGCTCCGCGTAGGTGATGTGATTCGCATGACGCGCGTAGATTACTCTTCGGGGCTGCTTCATACTATTTCGATTGGGGATGACTTCTATGAGCAGGACTGGCCGTCAGCGGTACAGGTTACTGTGGACGGTAGTACTTTCTACCAAGTATCAAATTCCGTGGTTGGCGCGAACGCTGCCATAACTGCTGATTTCCCGGCGTTGCTCGGTGGCTTCTATTACGATGTCGATCGCTCGGCATCAGACGCCAGTATCCTCGAAGATCGGTCGTACGTGTATACGTTCGTTTCGGATCTTGGCGAAGAAGGTCCGCCTTCGCCGCCCTCGTCGGTTGTAAATGCACTCGACGGCGACACAGTTATAATTTCTGGTATGGAAGCGCCGACGACGTTCTTCCGTAATATAACGAAGATCCGCATTTACCGAACCAGCTCTACGTTTGCTGGCACCGAGTTCCAGTTCGTGAAAGAGATTGACGTGGCGACCAGTACTTCGGAGGCTGTCGTTGCTGCTGAGTTGGGCGAGATCCTCGCTACTACTACGTGGGGTCCCCCGCCCGAGACCATGCAGGGCATCACCACGATGCCGAACGGCATGATGGTTGGGTTCGTCGGCAAGACTGTCCATATGTGCGAGCCGTACTTCCCGCACGCGTGGCCGGCAGAGTATGACCAGGCGATTGATTATGAGATCGTTGGCATGGCTGCAGTCGGCAACTCGGTTGCTGTCTTGACAGAAGGTATCCCGTACATACTGACTGGTTCGCATCCACGAAATGCGAACCTGCGTCCACTTAAAGTGAACCAAGCGTGCGTGAGCAAAGAGTCTATTGCTTCTACGAAAGACCGGGTGATGTACGCGTCGCCCGATGGATTAGTTGAGATCAGCGGTAACGGTGTTACTATCGCAACCGAGGACTATTTTGGCAAGGAAGAGTGGGCGGCGTACGCGCCAACTACGATTGTTGGTGAAATCCACGACGGCAAATATTTCGGATTCTTCGACGGTCCGGATAACGTAACGCAGCCGCCGGCAAGCGTTGCTCTCACAGGAACAGTGCTGACGGAAGGCGTCACTCTTTACGAGACTGATATCATCGCTGGTAGCAAAACGATCGTGCTTACGCTCACGAGCGATACTTGGGTTGCGGCCGGTGCCACGTTTAACGCTCAGCGCCAAAACATAATTAATGGATTGATTGCGGCAGCCGGCTTCTACACCGGGTGGAACGCCGCGGTTCTGGTAAATATTCCTGTGACAGATGTCGTGCGTACAAATAGCACAGTCGTCACCATAACGCTCAGCGCGCGTGCAGAGTACAGCATTACTGCGTTCGAGACGGTCACGTGTACTGTCCCAGCTTCTGCGTTAGTAACTAGCGAAGTTGCTTTGCTCGCAGCCGAAACGTTCTCGATTTATCCATTGCAGAATTACAGCTCGATCGCCATTGCGTTTGCAGAGTTCGACGACGGCGTGACTGATCTTGCGTTTGCAGTTAGCGCTAACAAAGACATTACGGACTGGGATTCGTATAGCGGTATCGGCAAGCTCGCAACGCATGAAATCACTCCGACTGACGCCGTGTATTCGCCATCCCGCGACCGGTGGTTGGTCGTGAGCAATAATGGAGCTGGTGCCTCAGCGTATCCGAATACCCACAATGTTTGCACGTCAGATGATGATGGTGCCGTATGGACTGCGCGGACAGATTTCTACCCGCTGACCACCGGGCGCGGCTTGAACGCTTGCACGTGGCACCCGAATTACAACCTCTTCATAATTGTTGGCGACAACAAGGTAATACAGGCATCTGCGGATGGCACTGTTTGGATACCTATTTTCAGCGACGCGATCGTACCGGCTACGTCTGATATCATCGATGTAGTCATAGCTTCTTTCGAGTCGCCGTACATATATGCTGCGCTCGATGATGCGTTGTATCTGCTGCGCAGCCCGAACCTTGATGTGCTGGGGGTGTGGAACACTTGGGCCGCTATTGCGATTACCTATACGACGGCCGCCGGCAGTAAACTGATGGCGTCCGGCGACGGAGCTATTATTAGCATTGGTGCCAACGATACGAACATGGAGGTTGCGCGCACGGTTCACGGTGCCGCTTCCGGCTCAGCAGTCGGCTCGATCGCTACGTACAATTGCGTTGGGCTAACCTACGGCAACGATACGTGGGTTGCAGTTTCGAATGATTTCCGCATCATCACGTGCGGGGGTGAGGGTGATTCCGGCACGATCGGTAACTGGTCTGCGCCCTCAGTCAGTAAAGCGGCGAACGTAACGATCAGCGGTATCAAATACGATCAGGGTGATTCCTTCACGCAGGCTTTCGGTTTCATCGCTTACGGTATCAATACGTCTTCTGGTCTTGGGGTTATATATACGAGCCCGGACGCAGTCACTTGGACACTTAGACACACGCAAACTGAGTCCGTGGGTATGACTGCACTGGCAGTCAAGTACCCCGAAACGCAACTCTCGTCTTCGTTACTCAGTTTCTCGCCGACCTACAACGGAGCGCAAGAACCTACGTTGATCGGCGACTCGTATGGACAGTCTGTCGCAGACTTCGCCACTGTTGCTTACGCTTGGGCTGGCACGGAAATTGTGGTTGCGCCCGAGACTGGCGATGCCGTTATCAGTATTGTCGGCTGGACTCAGATCCAAGAATCCCCAGATACAGATCCTGGCAATGCGAGTTACGCGCAGGCTGCTGTTGATCTCTTCAACTTGAATGAGGAGCCCGACGAGATCCGCATAACATTGCTGGAACAGGACTTGACTGATCCCCGTGGGGCACTTGAGCATCCTGCTTCGGGGCATGCCGTGGTCGACGTTCCGTATGCACCTTTCATTGATGGAGCGTTTGCAGTGCGGTCGATTCCGTTCAAGTATGGCTACGAGGCTGTTGCCCGAACCGGCGTTTACTATGCACCGGCCTATGACCAAGATGTCACCATGACTGCGATCATTACTGTGCAGTTCACGTTCCGTAAAGCGGGGTATAATGACTTGTCGGTGGCTTACAAGGTGCAAGCCTCCGCGTACTCAGAAGTGACACCACCATAATGGCAGGATATTTCATTTTCAGTTCTGACCCGGATATCGGTTTCTCGACCGGGGATGACATCGCGGTCAATGTGTTCTTGGACATCCTGACTGATACGCTGTATTACACAGACGGCGCCGCTGTGTATGAGTGGGTTGGTGGCACCGGTAAGAAAACATATACGTGGAAATCTGCTAAGGTTCGGTTCCCGCGGCCAGTTAATTTAGGGGCTGCATTAGTGGAGGCCGAGTCGTACGTTGACGTGGTCATGAAGTTTTATGCTGACATAAGTGGAACCATGACGTTGAAGCACACAGAGACAGTTGCTGACGGAGAGCCTTTCCGGTTACCTGGTGGGTTTACGTCAAACATCTTCGAGATAGAACTCATTGGCACGGACGTCGTCAACGGCGTGTCTATCGGCGAGACTGTATTCGACTTAGCAGAGGGGTAGGGCTATGGCCGGTCTCACCTCAATCACAAGTGCGCTTGCTAACAGGATCAAGCGACGCAAACTACCCAACGTAGACGCACCTAAGGTCGAAGACCAGTCCCTCCGTATGTATTTGGAGAGTGTTAAGGAACACCTTCGTATGTACGAGGGTGACTCCAGCGCGCCGAAAGAACGCTTCGTCACTATCGATGAGCTCGAAGCCGCCGGCTTGATCCGAGCTACCGTTCGTAACAAGTTTGCGTCGATCGACGACGTAGACGCAGTTAACGCGGCAGGCGATCCAGTGTCTTCGGTTTCGTACACGGTCCTCCCCGGTGGTGGTGGTGGTGGCGGTGCATCGACATTAGCAGCCCTGACAGACACGGCTGTCACCGGAGCGGTCGTTAATCAGCCCTTGGTGTGGGCTGGCTCTTCGTGGGTACCTGGGCCTTATATCGGGGATGTGTTCAAGGTCGGAACTCCTGTCGATAACCAGCTCGCTATATGGAAAGGCGATGGTCTGATAGAAGGCATCTCGCAGATTACGTTCTCTAGCCAGCAGTTGATCTTCGGGGACTTCATTTCCGCGGCATTCGGTGCCGGCGTTGACTCACAGATCTATTACGACTCCTCGAACGACGAGATAATAATCGGTGCGATCGGGACTACTGATTTCGTCGTTGAACTTGCTGCAGTTGAGACCGCTATTTGGGCAGAAGCCGAAGGCGGAGTGCACCTGTATTACGACAACGGTGAAAAACTCGTTACGACTGCGGCCGGTGTTACTGTCTACGGCGTCGCAACAGCAACGGCCGCTGCGGTGGACTATGTCGACTTCGACCTTGCTGCTGCTTATTCCGTAGGTATTGGCGAGGCCGCGTGGAACAACGACGACGGTACGCTTGACATAGGCTTACTCGGCGGCGAGGTAGTTCTACAGGTAGGCCAAGAAGTCAACGCCTACGCCAAAGCTACCGAGGACAT